AATGCAGGCAAGAAAGCTATTCAATATTCCGATGGTAGCGTGGAGATTCAATAATGGTTGATGATATCAAATGGGATGATGAATCCACGCAAGCGGGCGGTGATAATGTCGCTTGGGAACCAGAAATCAGCGGCCTTGAATCTTTTGGTCGAGGCGCGGCAAATGCTTTAGCTTTAGGTTATTCACCTCAGTTAATAGCAGCCGCAAAAACTGCAAACTTTCCGGGAAGTAACGATCCTGCATATCTTGCAGAGTTAGCGCGCCAGAAAGAAGCTAATAATGCAGCGTGGAATACGCATCCATATTATTATGGATCAGGCATGGTGGCTTCCGCTATTCCTTCCGCAGTTGGCGCAGTTATGGCCGCACCGGAAGCCGGTGCTGCTGTAGGGGCTGGTGAACTTTTAGCAAATACAGGCAACATTGCAAACATTGCAAGCACTGGATTACGCGGCCTTGCTGGCGGCTCTCAATTAGCAGGGAAAGCTGCAAGTATCTTAGAGAATCCTTTAACTCAAGGCGCTATCTATGGATCATCTGAAGGCGATACAATAGGAGATAAATTAAGCGGAGCAGCAGCGGGCGCTATTGGAGCAAAAGTTGCGCCGATGTTACTTGGCGCAGCAGGAAAAGCAATCGGAGCCGCTGGTTCAAAAATTGCGCCGTATATTACAGACCCTATTGCTAATATATTGACTGGTGCACCTAATAAAGCTGCGCAGGCCGGTGCTATTGCCGATCAGCTTGGCATATCTTTTCCCAGTGCCGCTATTGAGCAATCCGTAATAGGTAAAACAGCATCAAAAGCTGACCCATTAAAGTCAATTCCGACGGCTGCGGCAAATCATCTCCAAGAACTTGGCGGTAAATTTAAATCTTTTGCCGGTGACGCTAATCCAGCAGATGCAGGGTCATCTATTCAAGATGCTGTTCAAAAATGGGCGACGGCCTCACCGGAAGAATTGCCAACCGGATTTAAAGCCCAGATGAATAGTTATTTTGCCCCATTGGGTGAAATAAATCAAAATGGCACATTTGGCATTAATAACTTGCGATCCGCAGTTATTCAAGCAGCTAAATCACCAGCGGGGACAGTCGGAGATATTAAACCGACATTATCTGTTATTGCGCCGGTTTGGGATCGTGCTAATGATTTATCTTTTCCTGAAATGCGACAGCTTAGAGATAATATCAGCCGTCAAATAAAATGGGGACAGCTTCCTGGTAATCAACCAACCGATGCGGGCATTTTAAAAAGTTTAAGAGCCGCATTAACAAAAGATATGCAATCCGCCGCAAATCAATATGGCGGGAACGACCTTTTGTCAGCATTTAATGAAGCGGATGCTAAAGCGTCTAATTTATATAAATTGCAAGATTCAGTGTTTGATATAGCAAAACCAAACACCCAACCAGGTACAGTTTATCAAAAGATCATAAATGGTTTATCCCCAATAGGAAAAGGCCCTGACCGTTCCAGCATTGCCAATTTAAAAACGGTAACGGATTCTGTTGATCCTAGCATTTGGGGTGATTTGCAAAGTGCTTATATCAACCATAAAATTGCGCCACAGGGACAGTTTTCTTACAAAAATTTTAACACAAATTATAATCAAAACTTACATCCCGAAGGGAAAAATATTCTTTTTGGAAATCAAACCCAAAATGGAAATTCCATTCGGGATGTATTAGAAAAAATTAACCAGCTTGGTCAATTAACCGCTGACGGTACCCAACTTGGCGGAAAAATTGATTCATTTGCTAGTCAGGCAGGCGCAAAAGCAAACGTTGCCGGTCTGGGTGAAGGTGCATTAGCTCTTGCAGAAATGGGTTTATACGGGGTTCCCGTTAAAGCATTGACAGCGGCGGGATTGGGAAGCGTGGCGGGCAAAATGGGCGCTAGAAATATTGCAGCGCCATTATCGCCTTATCAAGCTGGGCCAATCGGGCAATTTGGTTCAAATCTTATTCAACAGGCAACGCCAGCTTTGACCGCACAAGCCATAAATCCGTTAGGTGGCGGAGCAGTTAAAGCGGCTGTCCCTTGGATGCTGAACAAAGCAATGAATCAAGTTCCGGGCTGGAATCCTCCGGGAAGTCAAAGAGCCTCTGGTGGAAGAACAGGCCACGCCGCAGGTGGTAAGGTTGGATTTGATCATGAAGCTAAGGCGGACAAACTAATTTTGCTTGCAGATAAAATAAAAAAAGACGAAGCTAAAAAAACGTCATCAATTTTAAATGTTGATGATAGTACGGTGGCGCGAGCGCTAGCCGTGGTCAATCGCAAAATATGAGGGTACTATGTCTTTAGAAAAAATTGAAGTTGAAGTGAAACTTACCGTTGCACACGTTAATACAATTTTGGCACACCTTGCCAAAGGCGCTTATAACGAAGTGGCAGAACTGATTGCTCATCTGCGTGGTCAGGTTGTTCCACAGGTTGATGCGGCTCAAAAGCCACCAGAGGCGCCTGCGGAGCCTGCACCTACACCAGCAGCAGAGTAAAAGAAAAGCTGGGGTTAATTCCCCAGCCCCTCTTCTTTTGGCTGTAAATTATCGGAACAAATCTTTCTAATGACGTATGTCTGCTGGATTGTTGAAAATCGAGCAATATGAAACTCATAAAAAGTTTCAGTCAAATACATAATCATCATAGCGAAAATAATGCTGTCCCCATAGTACGCAATAATGTCGTTCTCTGGGTCAAAATCACTCATTCTTTCAACTACTGAACCCTCAAAGATGGGCATATATTTTTCATCAATTAGGTTATCAAACATCGGCTTGTCGCACACATAGACAATTTCACCCGCCACTTGTGAAAGCTGTTTTGCATCAAGGCGAAAACTAGGGTTTTGGACAAATACTCGTTTGAATTTCATTTCAATTTCCATTTAAAACATTGTCAATCATATCTCGTGCTTTTTTATCTTCAATACAAGCATGTTCATACGCAGCGCGTGAAACAATACGGGTATCAAGATAATTCAAAACTTGTATCATCTCTTTCATTTTAATGACAGAGGTAAGATTTAAAACTTCTGTAATAATTCCCCTTAATCCGTCAATTTCTTTGTCTTTTTTTTCTAATTTCTCTACTAAACGCCTCATTCTTGCATCACTCATTTTCTCATGTCCTTTAAAATTTTATAAAATTCCGTAATGATTTCTGTAATGGATGCTATTTGCTGTTCGAGTTTTTTGTATTTATTTTCATCCATTAAATTTTTTTTATTTTTATTGATTTTAATAGAAGAGACATATGATTGGCCTATGCCATATTCTTTTGCAATAATTTTTTGCTTTCTTTCATCATTTATAATCGCCTCAATTTGCTCTGGGGTTATTTTTTTTGTTCTCATTTCGGCATCCTCACGTTAATTCTTATATTTTGAATTTACGTTTTTATAATATGTTGCATTAAAAATGTAACATATATAATCTGCATGTTTGGCATCTTTTGAATTTTTTACCGCATCGTGATAATCACTTAACGTTTTATATTTCAAAGCATCCAGAGTACTTTTCAATGCACTGGAATGATCATAAGGATTATGGCATAGTCGTTCCCAATTTTCTTGTGTTATAAAAATGTTTTTTGGTTCATATTCTGTATTCATTCTGGCATCTCCGGCAATTCGCTCCAATGGGTAATTTTAAGAACATCACCTTGGTGATCCCATTTACCATCCCGATACGATGCAATTTTTATTTTTGGTTTAAACCATGTTTTACGCAGTATTTCATCTTGCGGCCTTGCCAGATCAACTACAACAAGAACAGGGTCACTGTGCGTGGGTGGAGTGTCGCAAGAGTTCCATTGTTTTACAACTTCTTCTTCTGCCATATTGTTAATCATCTCTATAAAAATGTCGGCAGTACGTTTTCCCACTCCAGTCAATGTTTTCCAGTATGTATACCCAGCGTCTGCCATTTTTCCTAAAGTTTTATATTCATTCAAAAATATACGTTTAAATATCATTTTATATCTGTTTTCTATATGTTTGTTTTCTCCATAAGATAAAATAAATTCAATGTCGTTTACGCTTAATTCACGCCAGTTTTTAACCATTTTGTCCATCCTTCCATGCTGCCCAATTTAAAATTTCTTTAGTTCCAGCGTTTGGCAAATAAATCACCATGCGCTCAACGAGGTCGTAAACATGCCAGTCGTATTCATCCAGACCGTGTTCTTGAAGGCCATCAAATAGCCCTGTTAAGGTATCGTCATGGGCGATACGATCTTCCATACCGCCATTAGGTTCACCCTTTTTCCAAGCAAAAAGCATGTACCTCATGATTTCTCCTCCAGTTTTTTTGTTAATTCAATCAATTTAATTTCAGCATTAACTCGAAGTGTATTCATTTCATCAAATTGGTGATTAAATCGGTTGCAACGTGCCGTCATAACATTCAAGTCATGCTTGACCTTATCCAGTTCCTCTTTGCGTACCCAGACTTTATTGAATACGTCTGGCGTACAACTACGCTGTGCAATGTCTAGCTTGGCCTTCAGCTTCTCATTCTCATAGTACATGGACAATCCAGTCTTGCCCGCCTCCTCTGCCGCATATAGCGCCCCTGTAAGACGTGAACGCAAGTGGATATTTTCAACACGCAATTTTTCATTGACGTCAAAATACCCAAACAGTTTTCTCCAAAGTGGTTTCTTCGGCTCTTGCTGCTTTGGTTCTTCATAGGAACCGCTAACTTTAAGCTCTTTCAGTCCCATAATTCTATTGCCTTTTGTCATCTTCATGCCTCCTTCGCTTTTGCAACAACTTTCAACACCGGAAATGGTGCGCCTTCTTTTTTGCAAGCATTGTAAAGTTTCATCTGAGCCTCAGTCACGCCGTACTTTTCTTGCAACTGATCGTAGTCAATCGTGGAGCGCTGCGAAAGCGTAACCTTGACATTGTAGTCAATGCCTTCAACCAAATCTTTGCCAGTCTCTACGATTTGTGTCTTGAGAAATTCCAACTCGCTGTCAATCATGTCGCGCTGAATTTTTAAAGATGCGTAACGATCTGCGGCTGGTGTGTTTGGGATATTCATTTGCACTCTCCATTTAAAATCTGATCGGCTCGTTCCGATAAATAGATGTTTAAATGAACTTGACGCTTATGTCAAGCGATACATGCTGATATTTTTCTGAGCGCGAATATCCCGATTATTCCATGTCCAGCACTCGCCGCTATCATTCTGGAAGCACACCCAAAGCAAATCGTGCTCGGCTCCATAGTCGATCATAAAATGGCATAATGCCTTTCCCTTGGGCGTATCCATTGGCATTGGCGGGTCTAATTGAATGATCATTTTAATATTTCCAATCTAACTTTTGCTGTTCCTGATTTAAGCAAACCTATGCAAGCAGCTGCACCCTTTGATAAATCAATGCTTCGGCCTGTCCATTTGGCTGGCCCTCGATCTGTTATTTTAACTGTAACTGATTGTCCATTTTTAACATTTGTAACATGTACCATAGTGCCGAACGGTAATGTGCGGTGTGCTGCGGTTAGTCCGTTTGGATTGAACCTTTCTCCATTTGCTGTCCGGCGCGATAGATATTCACCTCCACCGTACCAGCTTGCGATTTCTTCGGATTGAGCTGTTGTTGTCAGCAACATGAATGCAATTAAAATTTTAATCAATATTTTGCGCCTTTCTCCCCTCCCAAAGTTTACGGATTTCAGCCTCGATGTGTGGCCTAATTAAAGCTGGAAGCCTAGCTAAAGCTGCCCTGCGAGCCTCAATGTCCGGCAAGTCTAGCACAGAACAAGCCCCTTGGTAAATATACAGGCTACATGCCGACTGGATGGACAAATCTTCATCCTCCATCCTGCGTTTCCCAGACAATATATCAGAGATTCTGTCCGATGGCCGTCTGCAATTTACCCAGATGTCTGTATTGATTTTTTTCTTGGGTTTTTTCAAGATAATCCTCAAATGCTGCAATAGCTGAATCTGCACCAAGGGCAATACATACAAAAGAACCCATATCTTGTGCGGCTGTCAAATATTCTTGCTGTCCATCCTGCCACGCTGATTTCGTATGGTCTCGGCGTTTAATCTCACAAACAAATGCAGGACTGCCAGGGATAATAATGTCAGATGCACCCTTTGTCATGCCCTCAGCTTTTTGAAAAGACACTTGCCGAAACGACCGCTTGCCTTCATTGCGCGGGTGCAGTGCTATTAAACCCCACGTTTTAGGCCATTGGTGGCGTAGCCTGGCAAAGAACGTTATTTGCTCCATGCCCTCCGTGGCACACTCACCTCGATAAGACGTGTCACCGTAAATTTTAATGTGCATCGGGAATTTCATCTGCGCTCCTACTGTATCCATAGACCTTATAAAAATTTGTATTCGCGTCTTTTTTGTATGTGATTGTTTCAGGCTGGTTACCTTGCAATGCTAAATATAACGCCCGATCCCGTATGCCCTGCAGCCATGTTGGCTCTTGTGGCACCCAGAATGTAAACGATCTATAGGGCGTTACAACGGATATGCGCCACATTTCTCGTCCGGCTTTGCTGATCGACGAAGCCACGTCCCATTTCAAAACCTTGTCAGTCTGGCGCCGTGTAGGATCACGCTTCATCTCGTGAAATTCAGCAATTAACTTTTCATTGGGATCAACAATTTCACCCTTGCACTCAAAACAATATCGCGCTGCAATATCATTCTCGGCTTCACAGTGCGGGCATTTTTTATACGTCCAGCGATAATTGCACTGCACAAGCTGTCCAGCTACTATTGTCTTGGCTTGGCATCTGCGGCCAAAATGCGCGGGTATTGATCCAAAATCCTCCTGTATTTCTGTTCCGTCCAAGTCGCAGAAATAACCGTGTTCGTTGATTTGGAACCCTGAATCATTTGGACGCGCCGAAAATATATTTTCTACACTACAAATCGGACACGTGCATCGTACAATCTCACCAACATTCTTTTTCGGCACAGATTTAATCGTTGGATCAAACACGTCACCATCGGGACAATGTCGCTCGATGTTTTCGGCGTAGTCTAAAATAAGGCAATCGTCTTTCCCTTCGCTTATCCTTAATCCGCGACCCATAATCTGCTGCATAAGTCCAACTGATTCCGTAGCCCGCAATATCGCAATTAGGTCAACATGAGGCGCGTCAAATCCCGTTGTCAGCACGGATACGTTCACCAGATACTTGAGTTCCCGCGCTTTAAACCGTGCAATAATATCCGCCCGTTCTGCCCGTGGTGTTTCGCCCGTTACAATCGCTGACAAGCCCGTAGGAAGGCTTGCAAGGCATTCATAGGCATGTTGCACCGTGGCGGCAAAGATCATCACTCCATGGCGCTCTCTGGCCTGTGAAACTATGTCTGCAATAATCATAGAGGTTTTGCGGCCTTGCCCGACGAATGCGCGGTCAACATCCTCTGCATCAAACTGCCCACGGCTATTAAGCTGCATGTCAAGCGTGTGATACGACTCCGCATGAATATTGCCAACTGTGGGATTTGTTAGGAACCCCATGCCAATCAAGGTTCGGGCAGTAATGCGGTCAACACACGCCGCAAAGTACGGATCTTTCTTTTCATCCTCTGGCACTGGCCTTCCATCCGGCCACTGGTCAAAAATGTATCCCTCGCCTAAACGAAACGGCGTGGCGGTCATACCGACAACGCGAAGGTTTGAGTTTTGTTCACGCAGTTCGTTAATGATTTTTTTAATTGTTGGGGTTACGCCATGACATTCGTCTATAATGACCATAGCAAATTGCGATCCGAATTTACTGATTCTGTTCGCTACAGTCATTGGAGTGCCGAATACAACAGGATGTCGCAGCGAGACCTGTCCAGTGCTTGCCGAAAACAGTGAGCATGGATTTCCTGTTGCCGCGTATTTCTCGCTGTTTTGCAAAACTAATTCTGCACTTGGTGCAAGGCAAAGCACATGCTTGCCATTAGATATGCGGTGAATAGTCTCAGCTACGGCTGCAATAATATGCGACTTTCCTGCACCCGTAGCCGCCTCGATCAGGCATGGCTCTGCTGTTCGTCGCACCCATTTGATAATAGCGTCATGCGCCGTTTGTTGGTAAGGGCGTAGGGTCATCTTCTATCTCACATTCGCAGTGCCACATGAGCACTGAATAAATTGACCATTCGCAGATAAACATCCAGCCTTGTTTAAGACGCATTTCAATCTGCGAATAGGGAACATTGCGGTATAATCCCTCGCGGGTCATTTCTCTCTCTCAATTAAATATTGATCATAAAACATCCGAAGCGGCTTTAGGATCGTATCCATAAACGGCTTGTCGTATTTAACAGTCTCAAGTGATTCGCCCCGTGGTGCCCATTGGTAAAAGTCGCACCAGGTTCGTCCCATGACATACATCTGCAACTGAATTTGAGCATAATAATGCGTCTGTTGTTGCGCTGTTTTAAATTTAGGATCAGCCGCAGATCGCAAACCAAACGGGCACTTAACCTCAATCATTCCATTGTTTCCAAGCAATCCATCTGGACTGCACCCCAGCCAATCTTCATAGGCGAAAAACCCGCATTGTTGCACCCGATTTCCCGTTTTTAATTCATATTGTTGAATGGCACCATCTTCATTAAATACGCCCCATTCAGTCGCGACATTGCCGGTAAATTCATTTGGCAATCCTTTATATTCATTGACCATCCGGCGCATAACGTCGGACGGCTTTTGAAATGGTGACAATCCCAATATGCCACCGACCGCCGAAGCAGTAATTCTATATTTTCGTGCAGAATACCACTCCGGCGAACGCTGTTCCATGATTCATCCATTTAAAAGAGAAAACTCAGGGCGGCAATAAATTATAAAATTTACTACCGCCCTGCAACCGTCTTTCCGGCCTGTCAGGTCTCCCCTTACCAATAGGGGAATAACTTGTTTTCACAAGACGGGATTCGAACCCATATTCTACTAAGTCTCGACCAACGAGCAGGAATTGCACCTGCACTACTCAAAAGCCTTGCGGCTAAACTGAATAAATAAGTTTATAATAATTTATCAACCCTCAAAAAGGAATATCGTCGTCAACAGGCTTTGCCTTCTTTGGTGCGGCGGCAGGAACATCAACCTTGCCAACTTTGGGCGAGACTGAAGCAATCCAGTTGCCAGAGGATTTATCGCCTTTTTCGTTTTTCATCTCCCAAATCTTCGTCAAAATAATCATAGGTTTATTGGTAAATGCCCCAAGTGATTCATCTGTAGGATCCCGACCCGCAGCCTTCAACTTGCCGCCCGTATTCGCGTCAATGGTTGACAACATTTTTAATGCCGTATCACGCTTTTTAACGGGGTCTTTAGCGCGTGGGTCTGGATGCGTTGAAAACACCCACAATTTCTGAAACACCTTGCGGTTTTTATATTCAACAGGCTGCAATGCAGACCAGCGAAGCGAAACAAACTTATTTCCTTCACGATCCGTGTTGATCTTAGCTTCATCAATCACAGCTACAAGGCTCGTATTGTTTGGAATAGGCTCAAGATTTCCGCCCTCCATTTCAAACGAAGTTGTAGATTGTACTTCTTCGCCTGTGCTCAATTCCCAGAAATCACTCATTTTCTTCCCCTCACTTCAAAACTGAAATATAATCAACAAGCGGATTTTTGCCCGCCTCAACAATCAATGGCTCCGTAATGCCATAACGGTTTTTGCTCACATTAGCCGCAGTTGCATATGCAATCAGAACACGAGTTCCGTCCGAAATTGCCTTTTTGCGTTCTCCATCACCTGTTGTGAATGTTTCCAGCTTCAAAAAGCCAACAAGATCAACATCATCCACATACGCGGGCATTGATTTATCGTGCATACGCAAGGTGTAGCGCATATATGCGTCATCATCTGGCGGCTCGATACGGCTAGTCTCAGCATGAGCAATGAATACAGTATGCATACCCTTATGATCCTCCAGCAATCCCGCAGCTTTACGCAAACGCTGGTGTAATCCAGACACCGCATCTCGGCCAGCGCCGTAGCCGCCAAGAGCCTGCTGAATGCCACGGGGCTTCTTAGGATCAGTGTCCACTACATACTGAGTGAACATACGTTCCAGCGCCGTCACGCTATCAATTACAAGCGTCTGATAATCATGATCCTCATTTAATAGTGCTTTAACCTGCTCCCAAAGCTGGTCAACGGATGACAATACAGGAAACGCCTCTGGGCGATCTTCCTCTGGAATGGCCTGCAAACCATCCTCGGCGCGAATAAAAATAGGATTAGGAAACGTGGCCGCCAGTGTTGTCTTGCCCCTACCGCCGTCACCGTATAACGTAATAATGACTGGACGATTTTTTGGCTTATTAATATTTGCTAATTCACTCATTGAGTAACTCCTTCTTCTCTCAACGAACTTGACACTAATGGCGTTTCGTTGCATTGTCAACATACGAATTGTCATGAATGGAACATTTTAAATGGAATCTCCCTCAGATATTATCCGTCAGACTTATGACGAGCAGCTTGAGCGAATTAAAATAGCGTTAGCTGACAGGAACTTAGCTAAAGTTGCCAAGCAAACAATGCTGCATGAAAACACTGTGCGATCCATAGCTAACGGATCAAATAAAATGCCGTCAATTACGACCATTGATGCTTTGGCAGGATATTTATTCAAATGAATTACAAAGATTTTTGGGAGGCGGGCTACCGCGTAATCGGCCTAAACAAAATAATAAAAAACAATTTATGTTCATGTGGGCAAGCCGGATGCAAAGCCATCGGCAAGCATCCCATCGCATCAAATTGGCAATACGCGCCCCTTTGGTCTGAGGAACAGATCGAGACAATGGAGGCAACGGATCAATTCGCCACCGGATACGGCGTTCTGGTCAAGGGCTTGCTTGTCATTGACGTGGACGCCCGCAATGGCGGCGTTGAGTCTTACCAGCGCCTCATTGAGCAATTTCCCGACATTACAGGCGCGGGCATGATTGTCGAGACAGGATCAGGCGGCGGGTCAAAACACCTCTACTATACTGCCCCAGAGGGTTTGGCTTTGCTCCAGCACTTGCCGGATTATAAGGGCATCGACTTTAAGTCATCCGGCTTCGTGGTCGGTCCAGGATCGCTGCACGTCTCAGGCAACCATTATAAATGCGTTTATGGCTCGCCCAGCGACATCGAGGCCGCACCTACTGCATTGTTGGATGCACTACGTAAACCAGAGCGCCACCGCGCTGAATATAACGGACAGACGTTCGACGTGTCGGTGAGAGAACTTGAGGATATGCTGTCCTATATTGACCCAGATGTGGCGCATGAAATCTGGATTAAATGCGGCATGGCGATTCATCATGCCACGGGCGGGACAGGTTTTGCAATCTGGGACGCTTGGTCAGCCAAGGGCACGAAATACCCGTCCAGCGAGGAGCTTGCAAAGCGCTGGCACTCGTTAGGTAAGTCCGCTAATCCTGTGACGTTGGGTACGTTGGTTCATTATGCGGAGGCCGCTGGCTGGACACGGGCGGTAACGTTTGAGCCGAATGAGCCTATGGACTTTCCAGAGGGTGATAATGCAGACATTGACATTCGCGGCATCGACTTGAAGCGCCCCCCTGGATTCGTTGGTGAAGTATCCCAGTGGATTCACGACCAATGTTTTTCGTACCGCGAGAATATTGCTGTAGGGGCTGCACTTGTAGCAATGGGAAACATTGTCGGATTAAAATATCGAGAGACAATGCGAAACACTACAGCTAACTTGATTGTTTTTTGCGTGGCAGCCTCTGGCACCGGCAAGGAATCAATTTTGCAAGCTGCAATGAATGTCGTGAAGGTTTCGGGATTAAATAGAGCAGCGCACGGCGCAATCAAGTCGGAGCAGGAAATCGTCCGTAACCTGATTGATCACCAAGCCTCGTTTTATATGATTGACGAAATCGGCTACCTGCTCAACAAGATCAAGAATGCCCAGACCAAGGGTACCGCATCTTATCTTGAAGGCGTAATTGGCATCATAATGTCGATTTATTCCAAAGCGAATGGCGATTTGCTCATTTCAGGCGATGTTCGCAAAGAAATTCGCAAGGGAATTTTGCAGGAAATTGCTCAGATAGAGCGTCAGTTAGAAAATGGTTCTAATCCGATATTTGAACTCAAACTTCAA